CTTTTGATTCGGTTAATGACATTTTTAATCCTTTAAATTAAACAAAATAAGTAAATGTTCCATATACAAGCGTACCGCTTAATGTAGAATTCATAGTTGACCCAGCACCAATAGCATTTAAAATATTAGTATTTGTTGACCCAGCAGTTTGAATAGCAATTCCAACAGATGCTGTAGAGCCTAAATATCCATTTGAATTAATACCACTTGCAGGTGTAAAAGGTAAACCTGCAATTCTTGCTCCTGCTGTATTTACTGTAGTTGGGTATGTAATTTGAAATTGACAATGAACTATACGACCAACTTTTACATAAGTTGCACTTGTTATAGTAAATATAAGTCCTGCAACAGACCCATCACTAGGAGTCCAAGTACCTTCCTCATAATCATCTAGTGTATTAGCATTAGCAGAAGCCACTTGAGTAGCAGGGAATGTTATACCATCTGCTGTTTGAAGTTTAGCACCACCTGATGTAGCACTTGTAGTACCAACCAACAAATGCCCACTAGATTTAATACGCATTACTTCTGTTAGTGCTATATCTGCAGTTCCGCTACGAGTACCAAATACTATGTCACCTTGAGTTGAACCTGTATTACTTGTTGTTACATACCCTATTGCGGCAGGTGCATTTGTTTGTGCAGGGTTATATCCTAAAACTATTTGATTATATGTTCCTATTGAACCGTTTCCCCCCATTACTTGTAATGCACTACCTGAAATTAAGCCAAATGTTGTAGTATTACGCAGTATATTTAAACTACCATTAGCATCTAACCGCATACGTTCTGTTGATGATGTTTGCCATGTATGAGCATTGCCGTCTAATGTATTATATATTGCTATACCAGATGCGCCATCTGTCATATTAATTGCTAATCTATAACCACCACCTGACCACCAATAACTTATAGGTGAAGCTCCAGATGCAGAATAAACTCTTGATGCACCAGCTACATCTAATTTATAACTAGGAGTTATACCCACACCTAAGTTACCACTACTATCTACACGAACTCGCTCCACACCATTAGTAGCAACAGCCACGGTGTCAGCAGCAGGGAAGAACACACCAGTATTAGGGTCACCAGTTGTACCTAGCGTAGGGAGAGCAGCCGTACCAGCACTCACATCTACCACACCACCAGTTATATTTACAGCATTACTATCTTGAAAGGCAAGTGTACCTAGGTCACCGTTGGTGCTGACCTGATTAGCTTTTGAACCGAGAAGACTAGGCATGGTATACCTCTTTATTATAAGTTACTTGATTAATCATTTTGTTTATTACTCCATGAGATACAACATATTTTCTAGATAACTCTGCTTGTGAATAACCATCAGCATATAGTTTTCTAGCTTCTTGTACTTGTTCTACACTTAATTTAGCAACAGCATATTCTGTATTTTTTTCATGCTCTCTGCGATGAAGTTGATTCTCAGAATTGCTTACCCATTTTAAATTATTAACATCATTGTTGTAACCATTTCCATCTAAATGAGCTACTATATAACCTCTAGTAGGACAATTACCTAAATAAGTTTCTGCAACAACTCTATGAGCATTTAAATAATATTGTTTACCATCATCAGCAACCAATCTATACTGAACATATCTCTTTTTTTGAGGTTTTAATAATGCACCTTTAGGTAATAATACATTATTTAATTTATACATATCTATTGCTCTACGCACTTCACCAGTAGTTGATACTTCATATTTACTAAAGTTAGGTATTACTTTCCATTGATAATCTATATGTTCACGTTTCTCAGGATATAATTCCATCATTAAAGATTTAGCATCAGCAATAGCAAGCCAAAGGTCACCTTTTTGGTCGTGCATACTACATACACGTTGTAGGGCTTCTTTTAACTTTAACTCATTACTCATATAGTGTCACCAGCCCATATTCTGACTGGTTGCGTTGGGTAAATTACATACTCATCTAACTCTACTTCACCCTCGTGTCTAAGATTGACGTGCCATCCATCAAGTGGTGCAAGGATAGGATTATCTTCCTCATCCAATTCTTCTGTAGGCTTGTAGATGATTCCAATGATGTCAATGTTGTCAAAGTTCGCTACGTCATAGCCCTCGTTAGCCTCTATGCCAAACTCCTCGTTAGCTTCCACAACACCTTCTTTACGGTATAGGATAGACTTGGCTTGTGCTTCATCTGTAAATTTTAAGTGATAGTCCATGTTATTCCTTATACTGTAGTTAAACCTTGAAGCTCTGCGTTTGTAAGAGATTTTGGGTAATATGCAATCTTTTTAATAGCACCATTTAATTTAACTGAGGATGTGATTCCCTCACCAATTAATAATGTAGTTAATAATTTAGGAGTTTGTACATTTACATTTGTAACAAATAATGCTCCATTAGCAGTAGAAGAAACGCTACCATTAGTAAAACTAGCTGCTTGTTTTATTGGTTGTGTAGATGTTGCTGACACAGTATTTACAACAAAAGTACCATTTGTTTTAATTAATACCCTTGCTCTATTTAATGAACCATCCCCTCTAAATTCAACAATGTTGTTTCCATCAGCATAAGCAGCTAAATAAGCATTATTAATTCCACTATAATCATTAGCTTCTGAGTAAAAAGTTCCAGCATCTTGCCTATACCAGCTACTAAAGTTAGTGCCAGTTATAGATGCATTATCTGCAGGACGAGTGACTTGAGAAGCCACGGTGGGGATATAGCTAGTGGCAAATGCCCCAGCTTCTAGTTGTGCACCCCAAATAAGTACATCAGACGATGTAGAGCCAGCATAACTAGGAACTGCAGTAGCAGAATTATTGTTGTTATTAAATACTACAAAAGCATTACAGTTTGTGCTTGGTGTTGCAGTAATAGAACACCTATACCATCCATTACCTACAGGTGTAATAGAAGAAGTTGCTCCTCCTCCAGTTGTTCCTAGTGTTCCATTGCTTATATTAAAATTAGCATATCCTTGAACAGAAAAGTTTAAGTATAACTGTATAAAATTTGGAGCAGAACTTAAAATACCTTTTTTTACATAAACACTAAAAGTGGTTGTTATGCCATTAAGTGCTGGAGTAGTTGTAGTACCTACATAATGAACGTTTGTAGTTGCTGTTTCTATTAGTTGGTCTGCTGTAAGAGTTCCATCAGGAGCAACTAATGTATTTGCTGTTATACTAGCATCTCCTTTAGTCCAAAAAGAGTTATTAAATTGGTCAGAGTATGTAAATAGATTAGTCCTCTGCTCCTCAATCAACAACCCTAAACTCTCGCCAGTAGTTGGATTATGGTCAAACCTAGCAACACCGCTTGCTGCTGTTTGAAGGGCTGGGATGTAGTTTGTGATGGCTGCTGTGGTTGTTGGAGTGTAGGCTGATACTGCGCTACGAGATTCAATCTGTGCTCCCCATATATAAATATAATTACCAATAACTACTGTTTGTGAATTATCAGAAGCACATGGAACAATATCAATAAAGTTATTAGCAATAGATGATGCAGTAGTCCCTGTTATTGAACAACGATACCATCCACTACCAACGCTTTGAATACTACCAGTTAATCCTGATTGTTGAGTACCTACAACACCTGTAGAAAGGTTAAACCAAACATAAGGAGAACCTGATACAGCAAGATTTCTAAGGGCTACCCAACTAACATCACCAGCTTTAACAAACCAACTTACTGTAGTTATAGTGCTAACAGTTTGTTTGGAATCTTGACACCGTAAAAAGTTATTAGTAGTAGCTGTTGCTGCAAGTTTTGCCCCTGTAGTAGTACCATCAGGAGCTGTTGTATCATTTATAGTAACAGTAGCATAAAAACCACTATTTGTGTACCAACCATAAGCTATATTTGTAAAATCTTTTGAATTTGCTAACAAATTTTGCTCTGCCATAGCCGTAGTCTTGCCATCATAGAACATAGCCGTACTAGCACGTGTAAACGTGATGCGTGGGTCTAGTTGTTTAGTGTTAGCGAAGTCTAGTAGAAGTGAAGGTCTGACTGAGTGTCTTACTGGCTCAGATGAGAACTCTAGTTTGTCTGTGTTTAGGTTGGTAAAGTTAGCGTCAACTTCCGCAAATGTTAGCGTTGAACCTTTCCCTGCCCTTGTTACAATTGTTGACATAATTTATCCTTGTCTTAACCATGTATTAGATGATGTTGATTTTTCATTCCATATATTTGTGCTTACCACAATATCACTCCAAGTATTAGTACCTACATCAACATCAGTCCAGTTATCACCTACTGAAATGCCATTAGCAGTTACAGTTGAAATTGCTATGATGCTTGGATAATTCTGTGCAATATAGTTAGCGTAAGCATTAACATCAGCAATCGCTGTAATTACACCCAAACCTTCATAAGTCGCAATAGGCAATGCCGTAACATCAGCAGTAGCCTCAATAATCTCTTGTATCGTTCTAATGCGTACTGCATCTGCGTTTACAAGTGGTTGGTTATCGTAAGCGTAACCATCAACCCAATAGCCAGAAGTAACATAATCAGCAGTTGGATTAATGTCAGCAATACCAAACTGCACCCTAGAAGCAAAAGCATTAACTAATGATGGGCTTACAATATTGGCACTACCAAATGCACTAACAATTGCATTTGTAACTAATGTACTTACCGCATCAATATTTGCAACAGCAAATGCTGAAACAAGTGGGTCTACAACTACAACACTTAATGCATCAATAACAGCATTGCCAAGCCTATACCTTACAGGAGTAACAATTACACTACTTGATGCATCAATATTACCGCCAGAAAATGTGTATCTGACAGGGTTAACTTCAAAAATACTTGTAGCTTCAATACTACTGTTAGCAAACGTAAATCTATTAGGGTTAACAAGAAATTCACTTGTTGATGTTACAGTTGCTTGTGCAGTTAAATAATAACCTGCTAAAGCTCTTACTGATGGCAACCCTTCTGATGAATAACCATTAGCCCAATATCCTGACAGAACATAATCAGAAATTGGATTAATATCACCAGAGCCATAAAGTATCGCCATATATTAAGCTAATGATACTGTTAAATTCCCTGTTGAAATCTGGAATATATCGCCAGATGTAATGGTCTTGCTTACAGTCAATGGTGTAAAGTAAAGCAAGTTACCACCAGTTGCTGCATCGTACACACCGATGTCAGTAATCGTTCCCCAGCTACCTGTTGCCGTTGGGAATACCACGTTAGCACTATTTGCTGTAGCACCGCTTGATGGCGCTGATAGCGTTACAGCCTGACGTGCATAAGAACCGCCAGAAACCTCTGTAATAGAGCCACCAGCAGTAATGGTTGTTGTTGATAGTGCTACGTATACAGCAGCAGGTGATGAGTATGCTGTGTTGCGTAATGTTGCATTAATTATTGCGTTTTGTAGGTATGTTGAATATTCTGAAGCCATAATATTTCCTTTATCTTGTTGCTATTGAGATTGAAATTGGTGACCCAGCATACTCACCTTGGTCATCTGATACTGTTAAAGCACTTACACCACGGTCATACAATGAAGCCCAAGTCTGTAGCCTTGCATCGTTCATTAAGTATGGCTCTGCCTCACCCAAAGCACCGTACAATAGCAAGTCTGGACATATAGCCATAAAAGCATTAGATGGTACTGTGTTGCTCATGAAAACTGGTGCAGCGTAATACAACATATTTAGCGTGTAGTTGCTGTCTGGTATTGGTGATAGCTGAAATTCTTGTGCTAGTACCGTGTATTGACTTGGCAATCCAGTATCGGTAGTGCGAGTGTTACGGAATAAATTGCTAGGTGACTGGTATTCTAGTGTGGCTGCTGGGTTTGTCGCTACGTGCAAATCACGCATCTGCAAGAAGTCTGATGGCAGTTCTACTGTAGAATCACCGGCTACTACTGTGGTCGTTACTACCTTTAGCATTTGACGTAGACGCAACTCTCTGCGTAGTCGTGTTTCAGCAAGCCTAATGAAGTCAGGTATCATTGCCGTTAAATCGCTACGAGCTAGGTAACTGGCAATCGTAGTCTGTAGGTCTGCGTAGTTGGTGAAAGCCATTATATCGTACCTGCCCTTGTTCTAAATGCCCTGTTATCTGGGTTGTTTAGCCATGCGTTAAATCGTTTCTTGTCTATTACAGCAAAGCCTCTAGTAATGCCTTGCTTTTCTAAATCTGCGAACACAGTAAGCGGTATTGATGCGACCTTGTTGCCAAATGCATCCTCACTCCATCTCTTACGTTCGTCTTGTGCAGCGTACTCACGCTTGTTCATTTCTAGGATGCCGGTAATGTCTTGGCTTTTAAGTATTACTAGCTCGTCACCGTTGTCTATAAATGATGTATCGGTAATTCCGTTTGATATTGTATGGCTCATATAACCCCATAATGGGGGAGAGTTTCCCCTCCCCACATATCTAGCTAACTATTAAGTTAAGTCAGAGATGATACCGTGAGCTGCTTGGTTGCGAACTTCCAAGGTGTACTCAACTAGCAACTGAGTTACATCAGCATCGCCAGTTTTAGCAAGCTCATTAGTTTGGAATGGGCGTAGGTAAGCTACGGCTGCCATCTCAGGGTCTAGTAAGAATGCTGTGTCATCATTGTCAGCGTTAGGAATGAAACGGTTAGGCACGATAGAGATAGTACCAAAGTCTGAAACAAACACGTCAGCAGCAGCAATGATAGATGCTTGAACATTGCTAGGTACATCTTTGTAGCGAGTAGCGATACCAGCGAATGTAGATGCAACTACTTTTTGAGCAGGTGTTACCATCAAGATTGTTGGTGAACCACCGTTAGTGTAAGTAGATTGAATTACTGTGTTTAAGATAGTTTGAGTAAAGGCACGGTCTGTACCAGTTACACGGGCAGTAGTACCTAAAGAACCGGCAGTACCTGTACCAGAGTAGTTTGAGTTCAACCATGCTTGTAGACCACCCAAAGTACGGGCAGTTGAAGCGTTACCGGCAGCAGCAACTTGATTGCTTAAAAGAATAGCTTCCATGTCACGTTTTAATTCTGAAGAAGCCTTAGCCAATTGGTATGCTTTCTCAGATTTACGACCAGCCTTGTTGATTGTTTCCAAAGTACCAGAAATCTTGATGGTTTTTTGTGAGATTTGAGTACGGTTACCTACACGAACAGATGGTGTTAATGTTGCATCTGAAGCAGTAGCGCCCTCAACAACAGCGTTAGATACGTTAACTGCATCCAAGCTGTCTGTTTGCCATTCATGTAAAACGGCAGTAGCTTTGGTTTTACCAACAGATGTCATGAATGGAGTATCTGTAGGTGAGATGTTGTAGATTACATCGGTTAAATCTTCACGATTACCGATAGATTGATAGGATTGATATGTTGCCATGATAGTTCCTTAAATAAAGTTTTCAAAAGCAGAGGCTGCGTCACGCACCTTGCCTGATTTTTGTAATTGAGCCATAGCCTTCTTATGCTGGTCAGTATTTACTGCTGTGTTACTGTTACCAGACTTAATAGTCTTAGGCGGTTCACTAACCCTCTTGTTTAATTGAGGCTTAGACTGTTGTAATTTATCGTACTGCATTGCCTTATACAATGCCATAACGTGCCGAGCATCTCGTACTGCTGACAGCTCTTGGTCTGAGAAACCTAAGTTCTTTGCGAACGAGCGCAAGTCTGACCTTAGTTTTTCGCCCTTAACTGGGTCGCTATATTCCGGTAGCGTTTCAGATAACACAGAAGCCTGTTGAGATAGGTATTGTTGCATTCCTTGCTGTTGCTCCGCTTGTTGCAGTTCTGCAATGCGTTGTCTTTCAGCTTGTATTGCGTATAACTTCTCTTTGTTCTGCGACATCTCTGCCACTCGTACAGCATAACCAATAGGGTCTGACTCTTTTAGGGACTCTAAGTCTTCCTGTGGTTGTTGAGAGCTAAGTAACTGCTCCATTGCTTGCAACCGTTCTGCATAGGCATCACGCATATACTTGGCTTCTTCAATAGCTCGTTGTTCAGCCTCTACTGCTTTGCGTTGCTCTGCTACTTGTTGCGTCTTTTTGGTATAGTCAGCACCTTGTTGAGCTAGTGCCTTTAATTCAGTTAAGGTTAGTTCTTTATCTTCGCCAGCGACTTTAACGTTAAAACGTTGTTCTTCTGGTTCTGATTCAGACTCCTCTGAGCCATCGTCATCTTGCTCTTCTTGTTGCTCTACACCTTGCTCATTCTCTTGTTCTGGTTGTGATTCCGCTTGCCCTTCTTCGGGTGCATCGTCACCGCCCATTAAACCGTAGAATGCGCTTTGTGCTTCATTGATAGTGCCAGTACTTTGTGTGTCACTCCCTTGCGGGTTGGTGTCGGTAGTCATTTAAATCTCCAAATGCTAGTGCGCCTAGCCACGTTTTATAGATACTATAAAATCTTCCAGCGTTTTGCATTAATCTTGCGGTCATCTGCCATAGCTACAATATGAGCCATGACTTCACGGATAGCGGTCAGCTTTGTGTAAGCCTCTTGTCGCTCGTCATAATCGTAAACAGGTGAGTTAGCCCACCGTAACATCTGTAAGTCTTCCATCTCTTTAAATACATCCAAGAACTGTTGGTCTTGGAGCATATTGTTCGCCCACTCTGAATTGGTCATAGGAATCTGCCAGCACCACTTGATGCTGACTGTGCTGCACCACCTAATAAGTTACCGGCTTGGTAATCGCCTTGCATACCTTGAGCGCCTTGCATTAGCTCTGGGTACAATGCAGCAATGTCAATGTAATTATGTTTAGGTGTAACTTGTGTTGGTGTACTGTTTGCGCCATTGACATAGATTCTTTGCGGTGTTGCTCTTTGACCAGTTCTCATCATCTGACCTAATAGTTTTATCCCATTCGCAGGGTCATTAGGATTCATGCCTTCATAGCCCATGTAATACTGCTGACCGGTATCAAAGTCATAATACAGTTGACCAGCTTTATTACCGCTTTGTCTTGGATTGAATCCACCATTATTATAATCGTATTGCATACCCATAATCTATTCCTTTACACCATACCTAGTAGTTTAATCAAAGCTATCTACCATATCTTGAGGCTCACCCTTTATACCACCTTTTACCATTTCGTTCAAGCTAGTAATGGCTGACATAATTGCGTTAAGCTGCTCTGTCTGTAGTTTGCCGTCTGATGCCTGTGTCTTAATCTCAAGCTCCATCTGTTTCAATTGCAACTCGGCTTCCTTGATACGGTAGTCACCTTCTAGTTGCATTTGTTTCTGTTGCATCTCTAGTTCTTTACGAGCGTTATCTACCTGTAATTGCTCACGGTCTAGTTGCAACTTAGCTTGTGCTGTTTGTGCTGATAGTTGAGCCTTCTGTTCTTCTACCTTGGCATACAATTGCGCTGCCTCAGAAGTAGGGTCAGCCGGTGGTTGGCTTGCCTGTTGCAATATTTGCTGTTCTGTTTCTGGTGTAATCTCATTAATGAATGAAGTTGTGTCTTTAAAGCCAGCCATCTCAATCATGCGACCAAGAGTGCTGCGGTATTGCGTTACAGTCACCAATGGGTTATTAGCACCGTACTTACCGATGATTTCTTCTTGTTTAGCCATAATCATTTGCAGCATAGCAATCTGTTCTTGGCGGTTACCATTGCCCAAGCCTACGTTGATTGATACATCGTAAAGGTTAGACCATTCACGTGGGTCATAAGATACCCATTTGCCACGCATACGGATTGTCTTAGCTTGGTTTTGGTATTTGCATAGTAGGTGCAAGATGCCACGGAATAGTGATTTAACACCTGTTTCAGCAAAGATACGAGCCATTAGCTCTAGCTTACCTGCTGACTGTTGCATCATGGCTGCCACGGCTGTTGCTGTAGTGTTCTGAAGCACGTTAGCATCAAGACCTTGTTGTAGGTCACTAACACCGGTACGTTTAGCCTGTACACCATCCAAGTATTCCATCATAGGGAATGATTGACCGGCTGTGTTTGCTACTGTTAGCTGATTTACTGCTTGAGATTCTTAACACGGATAACACCACCGGCAGTAGACGTTAGCAAGTCATCTAGGTTTACTTGACCCTCTACGGCTGTAACACGTGCATTATTTGTTAGGTACAAGTTGTCTAGCATCTGACGTAGGATAGTAGACTTGGTTAGTTGCAAGTCCATTGTGCGGTCTGCTAGTGACTGACCAAAGAATTTGTGTGGGATAGGAATCGGGCATACAGAGTGGAATGGCACGTAGTCGCACTCTTCGTTAGATAGAATTTGCTCACCACCGATGATAACCCTGCGTAACTCTAGCAAGCCGTTGTCGTTAGTATCAACCTTAATGTAGCACTCAAATATCTCTACCTCTTCCATTGATAGGTCAGTAGACTGTGCGTAGTCTGGCATTTCGTCACGACCAAAACGTGCTAGTCGCTCTGGTGAATACTCCAAACGGTCACCGGCTGGAATAGTATCAACGATAGACTTCTCGTAACCCATAGCGATCAAGTCACCACGGGCAATCATTCTACGGTGAGCTGTGAATGGTGAGTCTTGAATGGTCTTAGCACGTTTGCTAATTAAAAACTCTTCAGGTGGTACGTTCTCAACAGCAATACGGCTGTCATCTTGGATGCGTTCAATCGTTACGTTGTGTGTGTTGTAAGGCATACCATCTATGCCAATAACAATGTCAGTAACTTGCTTGGTGATTTCCCACTCGCC